ACATCATACATTGCATTGTGAAAAATTTTTGTTGAAGTTGTTTTACAAATGTCTGTAAACCATTGAATTACTTTACTTTTTTCTAAGTTACCACCACCTTCATGATCAAATGGAAAATACCCTGAATAACCATCTGTTGCAACTGCAATACCTACAACTTTACCTTTACCAACAACAGAACCCGATCCCATAGTTTTTAATTCTGGGTCATGTGTTTCTAAGTCAATTGCAATCTCTTCACAAAATCTTAGATCAGGAAATTCTGTAGGTTTAACCCATTCTGTTTGTGCATTAAAAATCATTTGTAATCTCTTTCAATTATCATTTCTATAAAATGTATCGCTTTCAATAAATCTTCTTTTCCATTTTTATCACGGTGTCGAATTATATATTTTATAGCACAACCTTCAGGATATAGCAATTCATTCTCTACTACAAACTTACTTGGCTGTATTTTATATTTTTGATAATGTGATCCTCCGTGTTGTTTATCCCATACATCACTCATATCTTAAACTCCTTTGATTTGTTTTGTGATTTAATTAAGTATAAATTTTTCATACTTCTTGTTATACCCACATACCAAACTCTATATTCTTCGTCTTGTTTAGCTGCAGATTTTTTTGCGCCTTTTAGTGTGTTTGATGTATGATTCAAAAACAATATTACGTTTGTTGCTTCACCACCTTTAGCTCCATGTATTGTTGATACTTTTATTCTTGCTTCTTTCGTTGGATCTTCTTCATTTAATAATAACAACTGCATATAAGTTATTTGACTCTCTGGTAACTTATTAAATGCATCATACCATTTAAGAGATAGATTCATTGGTCCTTTTATTCTTTCTTTTATTCTCTGTATTTGTATATCAGGTATTGTTATTTTCTTTTGTAAAGAGGACCAGTGTTGAATATCTTCATATAAACTTTTACCAATACTATTACCTTGTGCTGTGTTAAAAAATAAACCTTTCTTTTTTAAATATGTTGGGACAGATTTTAATAATGATTTTGTTCTAGTTAATATTAACCAATCTCCTGTTGACATATCTATGTCTGATAATCTGTATTTTTCAAAAATTTCTCCAGTTTCAGACTTTGGAAAATATTCTTTGTCAATCCTATTTTCTTCTATTCTAGTGATGACATTTAACGCAACTTCTTGTATAATACTTGGCACTCTTTCTGACTGTTTTAGTGGTATCTCTTTTGCATCGTAATTTATAAATGAATCTACATCTGCACCAGCCCAACCAAATATTGCTTGGTCATCATCACCTGCAACCCATACATCACAATTAGTATCTTTCTCTATCTTATTTATCATAGCCCACTGTATCAGTGATAAATCTTGTGCCTCGTCTACAAATATCACATCAAAATCTGGTGTAACATTTTTGTCTAAAAATTTTTGTATCATGTCAGTAAAATCAATCAAACCATATACATCTTTGTAACTTTTAATTTCTTTTTCAATGGCGTCTAGTTTATCTCTTTCTATTTTTGATAGGTGTTCATTAAGATCTAGTTGATCCATGACAGATATTTGTTTGACTCTAGCTAGGTTTATTAAACTTAAATACTCACTATCAGATGAAAATATACCATTCCAATTGTTTGTCTCATACGATGCATATTTAATTTGTATACCGCAAGTCTCACCAATAACTTTGTAGTTTAAATCTTGCATAACATTTTCTTCTTTAAGTCCTAAAGTATTAAAAGCTAGAGAGTGTAATGTTTGAAAATATTTAATATCTTTTTTTGTAAGTTCTGTTTTAACTTTTAAAAATCTATCTCTTGCCTCACCTGCAGCTTTACGCGTAAATGCAAAATATCCTATCTTCTTTAATGGTGTGCCTTTGTCTACATATCTTTGCACTTCATTTAATAATCTTCTAGTTTTACCTGTGCCTGGTGGTCCTACAACTTTATATCTCATTAATAATTACTCTCTTTTCTTTCTACTGGTTTGTATTCTATTTTATCTATGTGTAATTGTTTTACTCTACACACTTTCATTGTTTTACCATCAACATTAAGAGAGTGATTAAACTCTACCTCACATTTGTCTTTTAGTTTTTGTGCAATACGTTCTTCTGGTATTTTCCAACTTGCACCTAAGTGATCTATAAAAGATGTAAATTTAAAATAGTGGTGACCATCTTCTGTCAAACAAGATCCACTATTAATCTGTATTCTTTTCTTAGCCCTTGGTCCATTAACACAATATTGAAACAATTCTTCTTTTAATCTATCTTCTATTTGTGTGCCTGCAGGTGGTGTTATCTTTACAGAGTTTTTTCTAAACTCTGTTAGTTTTGCTCTAAAGTCTTTTGGTTTTAATGGCTCGTGATAAATCCCTGTCTGTTCCCATATTAAATCTAACAACTCCGTTTGTTTTGTTATTAGTCGCCTGTTGCTTGCTACAACACCAGCTTTAGTGCCATCAGGTAAAGCTACGTTAAATCTATATTCTGGTTCTGCATACATAATAATCTCGAAGTCTGTAATGTCTGGAAACATAGTAATGCTGTCTGACTTAACACCAAAAGGTCTAGAATAACAAAGACTACGCATACATTTACTATGTATTGGGTCTTCATAACAAGTATGACCTGCAGTATCTTTTTTCCATGCAGCTATTTTTAAATCTAATTTTGATTTGTCCCAGGGTGTCTCTAAGTAATTATAGTTTGCATTTGCAACATGATCAGGCCATTTATCTTTGTATTTCTTTTTAGCAAAGACCATGTAGTTGTACATAAATCTATCTCTACCATCATCTAATTTTCTTTTAGAACAAAGCGCTAAACATGGTGGACCATCTTCAAACTCCTCGTTCGTACCAACTAAAATATTTCTATATGTTTGATCAACTAACTTGTCTAATTCTTGTTTACCTATTCTGCTTTGTTCTGCTATTTCAAAAAATTTTTTTATGTCTAATTTGTTATTGTCTTTGTCAACTGCATATCTATTTGAGTGACCATTGTTAAAGTATGGTAGGTTTATAAAGTTACCTGGTTTAATTTCTCCTTTGTCATCTTCCTTTAGTTCTTTCTGTTTTGGAAAAACCTCTGTGTCAGGATCTAATCCTAGAGGCAGTAAAAAAGACTTTAATGCCGAGATTAGATCGACAGTTGGTATTGGTTCTTTTAAAAATAAATAACAATGCAAACCTCCGCTTTTAGATAACAAAGGTATTAGTGGTAGTTTATATTGTTGAAATAATGCTAAATAACTTTCTATTTTAAATGTTGAATAATTTTTTGGATCAATATCTATACAACCAAACTGTGAAGTTTTATCTAATCTACATGGTTGTATACCTATAGATATCTTACCCTCTATGTGATCTTTGTAATCACCTTGTGTAATAGGTCTACCTGCCCATTCGTAGTTTGGTTTGAGTTTGTTTTTCTCTGCATCTAATTGTGCAGAGGACATGTCTGCAATACCAAAGTCACCTTGGTAGCCTGTAAATAATTTTATAAATTCATCAACCATAAGATCCCGGGTCGGGGTAGCTCCACTCTCGCTTTGCTACCCCTATCTCCTCTTGACAGAGTAGAATTAATAGTTTGAGTCCTCTTTACTAGACTCAGCCTTCGCTTGACTATTTTTTAACGAGTTATGGAAATCTTTTGCCATTTGATAAATTCCAGCGTCGTCCACTTTCTTTATCAAATTTATATTATATCCATGCCAAGTAAAACTACCAGTGTTCTCCACTGAGTTTAATTTATAAACTCTAGAAAACATTGGTGCCGGTACAGCTTTGCCAGTCTTTGGATCATTTTCAAACTGATCTTCCATCAGTGAGTTCCAACTTCTACTAACTTTAAGCTGTGTTGATTTCATGGTCATCAAAGCTTTCTCTGGTCTATCACCCAAAATAATTACAAAATGATTTGCTGTTTTGATAATCTCATTACCATTTGTTAGCATATCTTTGTTTCTATCGTTTTGAGTTGTTTGACTCATGATGCCTGGACCCCTATCATTGTGGATAGGTCTACCTTCTCTTTTTTCAAAAGGTGCCCACTCTGGGTATGTCATTTTATAAAAGACTGGAATAACTTCTATTCCTTTCTCTCCACTATACAATTTTTTTGTAACTGTATTGTAGAACATACCTGCTTCTGCGCCTTCAACATACTTTGCATGTTTCTTTTTAGTTTCATCTGAACCTGATTGTAATAGTTTCAGAAAAGGTAATGCAAGATCTGATTTATCTATGTTCTCAAGACCCATTCCTGAATCTGATACAAAGTCTAATGTTGCTAATGCACCACCTTGTTTTGTTGTTAAGTCTCCTGTTTCTTGACTCATGTTATTTGCTCCTTGTGATTTTTGTTTTGTTTCCCTTAAACAGATTGAAATGTTCAGAGGGTAAGTCTAAATCTTTTTCGACTCGCTCTCTGTATAGTGCTTTGAGAGTCATGGGCTCAACTTTCAATTTTTGTTGAGGTTGATACCCACTACTCTCGGCAAGGTTAGCGTATTCACGCGCCTTGTTATCTTCGTTACGACCAAAGGAAACAGTGATTTCATTCTTAATCAAATCACCCAAGTCGTTGTTTCGAAGCCAGTTAAATGCGCCATCCCGTTTATCCACAGGTATTGTTGCGCTGTAAATTTCTTTTATCTCTATCGCAGATCCATCTCTTAATTTCATAGTCTTAAGTTTCATAGACTCCATAATTTCAGGTATCACTTGTTGTGATAATTTATCTGCTTGTTCTTTTTTTCTGTCTAGTTTTTCTTGATCCATTTTAATCTCATCTTCTAGCTTTTGTAATTCTAAAACATGGCCAGATAATGACTCTGGATTATTTAATTCATTTAATTGTTGAGGTGCATCCTCAATAAACTTTTGTTGTAAATCACTCATTAATCTCTCCTTTCTCGTATAGATTTATTTTAATAGGATAATATTTTCTTTCTTGTTTATCCCATTTGAGTAAATTGTATTTGCCGTTAGTCATATCAGATACAATAGAACATGCAACACCAATTATTGCAGGATCACCTGTAAGTAGTAAATAATCTTCTTCTTTAAAATTTTTTAATAAAGATCTTAGTTTATAAATTAGTGGACCTGGTGAAAAAATTATTTGTGAAAGTTCTGGTAATAAAAATTTAAACTCACCATATTTAGAAGCACCCATAATGTTTATTCTTGGGTTGCCTTCTTTTGTTCCAGGTATTTCCTGTATTACATAAACTATTCTTTCTGACATTGACAAACTATATAATCTATCTTATATAGAAGTCAAGAAAGAAAAAAATATGAATTACAAATTTAAGACTAAGCCATACGCGCATCAACTCAAAGCATTAGAAATGTCTTGGGATAAAAAAGCATTTGCATATTTTATGGAAATGGGAACAGGTAAATCTAAAGTATTAATTGATAACATATCAATGCTTTACGACAAAGGTAAGATCAACGGTGCCTTAATTGTTGCACCAAAAGGTGTATATAAAAACTGGTATAGTGCAGAGATACCCACACATATGCCTGACCATATTGAAAAGAAGGCTGTATTGTGGCAAGCAATGATCAATAAAAAACAACAACAAATTCTTGATACTTTATTTAAACCAGAAACAGATCTACATATTTTAATTATGAATGTAGAGGCACTGTCTACTAAAAAAGGCGTAGACTTTGCAGCTAAATTTTTAAACTCACATGATTGTTTAATGGCCAT